TGAAAAATCTTATGCTTCTTCTTCAGCGTCTTCAGCGCCAATGACAGCAGCAGCATCTCTAGTTTCTTTATCTGATATTTTTGGAATACCATATTTTTTCTTAGTGATACGGAATTTTTTAGCTAATTCTAAAGTAACTGGATCTTGTGTTTGAATCAATCCATCAGCATATTGTTGAGCAATTTCTTGTCCCAACTCATCATCGTTAGCTACCATAGATTGCATTTTATCAATATATTGTTGCTTTCCAGCAGCATTATCAGCTTTACGATATGCTTCACGAGCACGTTTGTAATCTAATGTTTTAGCAGCTAGTGCAGCACGGTCAGCAGGAAGAGCGAAATCTGGATTAGCTTGAGTAGTAGCTGTGTACTCAATATCGCGACCGAATTTTGAACCACGGTCTTGAGATGGAGTAACAACACCAGTAGCTTTTTCGAAGCCAGTCGAAACGTCTTTCTGTGATGCACTGAATGGTAATTCATCATATGTGATTTTTTTCTTACCAATTGCGCCAATAACTAATGGACGAATAAATGATTGTTGTGATGCGTATTGACGATCTGGATTTGTTTCGTTGTGAATACGTAAGATATCTGTTGCAGTTAATGGTTCACCCTTATCTTTTAATACTTTAACGATATCAACTAAACTTCTAAATTCAGCTTTAGATAATTTACCTTGTACGCTTTCTAATTCACCACGGAAATCTGGTTTTAATGAGTATTTTACTTCAGCGGCACGAGCCATTTCACGGACTGTAATTTTATCTGCTTTTTGATCTGATGAATATCCACCAACAATTTTGCCTAAATCTTTTTCATCAGCAGTAACTATATCTTTACCTACAGTTATAGTTTTGGTGGCTTCACCCATGATTTCCTCACGAACGATTTTATCAATTATTTCTTTTAATTTATCTTCCATTATATATTTTATAGGAGTGTTTGATTATAAATATTGTTATTTCTTTAATTCATTTAATATAATAGCAATTCTCTCCTCAGTACTACCTTTAATTTCAACTACACGACGAGGAGGATAATTCTTTAGAAACCATTTAATAGATGAATCGATCCGATCCCGATATTCAGGATTCGTTTCACGAATACCATTATTTTCTATTTCTACACCTTCAGGCGAAACATAAAAAATAATATCATATTGCTTAGCCAACAACATAGCTGCGTCAAATAATACCTCTTTTTCATTAGATTTAATCGACTTAGCTTCTTTAGTAAACGCACATACATCATATATTGTTCTATCAGTTAATAAATTATTATTAAACAATTCACTCGCACGTTCAGCAATAAAAACCAACTGACCTTTAACTGTAGAATCAGTATTTAGTGGGATACCTAATTCACTTAAATATTTAGAACGCTCAACACATCCCACATACTCTTTAAACTCATCTAATTCCATTAATGCCTTTACCAAAGTAGTTTTACCTACCGACATTGTACCTGCTAAACCTATTTTCATCGTGCTAATCCTAATGTTAATGCTTTGTTATGACTAATTTCTTTACCCGTTTTTGGATGTACATAAGTCCGTTGTGTGACCGGAATCCAATGATTTTCCCGTTGAGTATAATCAAGAATATGATTATATCCCTTAGGATAAATTGTTTCTACCGATACTGGTCCATTTGGATTTTTATCTAAATCGTATGTCCAGATGTCTTTAACTCCATCTTTTTGAACATACTCACGTGTAAATTTACGTTGTTGTGCCACGCCTTCAGCGGTTAGGGTTTCGATAGATTTCGGTCTACCACGTCTTTCTGATTTCATAATAATGTTTTTGTTTATTATAAATATAATTAAGAAATGAATTTTTCGGCAACATAAATACCATGTGCACCAGATACTGTAATTCCTCTTGCACTCAAAGCATCACCTACAAAGTGTACATTTGGATAGTCATTTAATGATAAGTCATCATAATTAACTAACGGTTCAGGTGATAAGTACTTAACTTCAGGAATATACATTCCCCAATCATCACCCATTTCAGGGAATACTTTCTGCATATCAGAAATAAAATCCATAATATACTTGAAATAACCACCGAACGCAGGTTCAACTCTATTAGCAAGTTCATCTAAACTGATTGGGAAAGATGATACTATGTTTCCTTCTGATGTAGTTGAAGGTCGTCTTGTTAAGTTTGGAGAATAATAAAGACCAGAATGAACATTAAATATAGCAGAATCAACATTACATTTATCTACTACATCACGTGACCAAGCAAATGGATCTTCGATACCTTTAATTTCCATCAAGATACCAAAATTGGTCATATTGTTCCGGAATTGTTCCCCCTTTTTGGCATGACCATTGTAAGTAACATCACCATAAGTTTCCTCAACGGCCACATAAGCAGCGTTATTATTAGTGCAGAAACTACGAAGAGATACGTTATCGAATTTCTGATAAAGTTTGAAATCATAACTGATATCGATTAATTTTTGAAAATATTTTTGTGGTGCTTCAAATCGAACACCAATTTGAACTGATTTAGGTTCATTAGGTAATTTATAATCATCAGCTAATTTTTGAGCAAAGTCAATACCTGATTTGCCTACTGCAAATATTAATTTATCGTATTTTAAATGGAATATTCCGTCTTTAATTTTACCCGATACTTGGCTTGATTTAAAATTAATATCATCAATTTCAGTATTCCAAATAAAATGCACACCTGCATCTTTTAAGAACTTATACCATTTAACTGCGATTTCATGTAAGAAGTTCGAGCCAATATGCCATACTGGAAACATACGTAATCCAAAATATGGTTTGATGAATTCTGGTTCCTGCTGTGGATCAGACATAAAGATTTGATCTGGTTTAGGATGAAAACGAGTAAAGTTATCTACTACTTGTTTCATCAATTCCATTGCCTTTTCGTCTCCACAATACTTTGATAACTGACCACCGATTTCAGTATGGTAAGTTAATTTACCATCTGACCATCCACCAGCACCTAACATACCTGTCATTACTTCTTCAGGTAAACGATTATGTGGATCATTACCTTTATCAATAATTGTAATTAATTTCCCTGGATATCCATTATCCACTAATTTAGTAGCCGCGTTAATTCCAGCTACTCCAGCACCTACGATTATAATTTTTTTGTCCATAATAAATTTTAAATTGCTTTTAAATATAATTAAGAAAGGCCCAATCTTACGATTGGGCCACAGATCCATTTTTTAATATTAAGTCGAACGGCTATGAATCGTTCTATACGTTATACTACTTGATTATAATCTAATGGTACTAAAGACCCCTTGATTTCATCTCCTTTATATGCGAAATTTTTATTGTATACTATTGGGCGTAAACCTTTAGTTGCAGTACGAGTAACATCATGTCTGATAACTAATATAGGTTCGTATTCAGTACCTTCAATATCATCTAAACTAGTTAGAATAGTTCCAGCTTTAATAGTTAATACTCCATTATCGAATGAAAAATCTGAAGGTTGGAATGTATGTTTTACTACTTGAACTTTAGGTTCATCAGTACCGAATACAATAGATTCGTTTTCGTTATCTGGTAGATTATTGATTACAATACCACTAATATCTGTTTTAGTTTGTGGATCAAATAAACGATATATTCCTTCTTTTTCAGTTGATCTTAAACCAACATTCGAAAATTCATTATTTAATAGTTTAGTTACTAACGAGTTAACTAATCCTTTATAACGTTTATCAGCACTTTCCCACATTGAAGCATTAGACTTCTTTAAAGATAAATTACCAACAATATTATCGTTTGAATATAAAGCAACATCAGATTTTTTACCACCTGCTGTATCAGCACCTACTTGTTTAGCTAAAGTTACATTATTAAATGATATAGATTGATTATTACCTTCAAATACTACATCAATAGCACCTTCACTAGCATACTCATTTATACCATTAGTTAATGCATCTTCATTATCTAATCCAGCTGACCCACCACCTTGTTTTTCTTTAGGTTTAACAATAATAGCAGTACCATCATTTGCTATAATAGCACCTAATGATGATCCTTTAAAATTAATATCTAATTTTGAGTCAGGTAAGTCTTGAAGCAACTTATCCATAGTAGTTTTTCGTTCACTACCTTTAGACAATAAACGAATTTGCTTACTGCTTTTAACTACAATATCATTTGCATCATATCCAGCAGCAATTAACTCGTCTTTAATATCTTGAGCGCTTTCGTCTAATTCTAGGATTTCGTATAATGGTAGAGATAATTCGTCTAAAATCTCATACATTAATTTTTTATCATTGAAATCATTCAAATCTGGGTATCCTTTAGGGAAACGGAATGAATAATGTTCCAAAAACTTTAGTATAACATTCATTATGCTTCTGCAGGTGTTTCTTCAGCCGGTGCTTCTTCAGCTGCTGTAGTTAACTTTTGAGATGGGGTAGCTGATCCTTTATCTGGATTGATAGGACCTATAATTAATAATTCTTGTATCGCTTTAATAGCACGTTGTTCTTCACCTAAATTAGTTAAGTTATATTGTGTGCCTGATACGCGAGCAGTGAAATTATCACCGTTCCAAATTAAATGATAAAAATTGAAATTCTTTAGTGTAATCTTGAATGTGGTAGGACGAGGCGCTACCCATTCAATATTTTCTACGAATGCAGTAAAGTCTTGAGACATTAACGTAATTAATGTTTCTTGTAATTTAGGGAATTTCTCCAGCATTGGAGAATATTTAAAAGCAGCAGCCGTTGGCGTCTCTAATTTATCATTATTAGACGCAATCTTTTGTGCTGCTGCTCTTACTTTATCTGCTAATTCTTTTTTGGTCATTATTATAATTGAGTAGCATCAATTTCTAATTCAACAACTGGCTCTTCAGCAATTGTTTCTTCAGTTTCTAGAACTTCATCTTTTTCCTCTGGCTTTTCGTCTTTTTTGTCAGACTTTCCACCTTTTTTCTTACCTTTTTTATCAGCGTCTTTACCGCCTGACATTTTTTCCTCAAGTTCCAATCGAGCACCTTCATATTCATTTATTGATTTGTCCATCTCTTCCATTACTTTAGCGTATAATTTTTCGCCTAAGTAGTGAGATAGGTTAACTTTTTCCATTAATTCTTTTACCTTGTTTGCTTTGGTAGCTTCTTGTTGGATGCGAACCATTTTAGCTTCGTTAGCGGCGATATCACCAGCTTCATCGATTTGAGCGATGCGGTGAGAAACGGCTTCAGCGATCATCTTCTTAACCATTAATCGCAATTGTTCTTTCTGTGTCATTATTTTTTTAGTTTTATTTTCCAAGCTAGGTTGAAACCATAGTACTTATTTCCGTCAGCGTCCATAAGCATGTTCATACCATAAATATTGTCTTTCTTTGTTTTCAATGAAATATTAGGTCCAGCAAATCCTTGTTGGTTACCTGAATATGCATTTACACCAACATATACTTGAGTACGTGCAGGTTCTTTTACAATCATTGTTTCTTTTACTGTACGTTCTTTAACGTCTGCTACCCATTTACGACCCTGGATTTTATTTTTGTAGATAGTATCAATTATAGCTACTGTACCTAATCCATCAGGCAATACAAGTAAGTCTTTATATATATTTTTAGCGAAATAATCTCTTAGAATGGCATTAGTGTCAACAGCAATGTATTTAACTGTTGTATCATGTAAAATAGTTTCGTGGTAGATATCATCGCCTTTTTTATATTCGGTTTTAGTTTTTACTACTTCAACTGTATCGATTTCGTGTTTTACCACTTCGTATTTTTTACCGTCGATTTTAACGGTTTTAACGTCAGCATCATTTGATGAGAAGAAATGTTGGAATACAATTATTCCAAGCAGCCCCAGAATAATGATAATGAAGAAATTTTGTTTAGTAATCATAGACTTAATATTTATAAATTTTTAGTCGTAACTTACCATTTCCTTTAATTAAACGATGGTATTTGTGTTTGGGTATAAATATTGGGGGAATAAACGTAGTAGGAAGTTCATCCTCTAGTTGAATCATCCAATCAGTTTCGCCAATCAAATATAATGTTCTGTGTTCATCATCTCTATGCCAGAGAAGTTCGATGGGATCTACATCCTCATCGAACTCACGAATAGTATATTCTTCTGTTATTTCTAAATCAGTATATGGTTTACCAAAATCCACTGAATGTTGTTTTAAAACCTAATAATTTAGCATATATTGGTAAACGACACGACCAATATGATGCTTTTGTTCTATCTTTTTTATTTTTGCAATCATGACGAGCAGCAAATGCACGACGTGCTTTCGGATTATTTAATTTAGCACGTAATCCAGTTGTATCACCAAATGATACTTTTTTAACTCCTCCACCTGGTTTACGAACATAAACGTAGAATTTCTTAGACCCACCACGTTTTGGTTTTCCTATCGCTATTTTCTTACCTGCTTTTTCTGCTTCAGTAATTAATTCTTCTTCAGATATTGGATAGTCTAAAGGTACATTCACACCTTCAAATATATCAATTTCACCTATGTTTGATTCTAATAATTCAATATCGTCTTCAGATACTGAAATCATTCCATTATTGTATAATTCACGTGCTTCACGGAATAATTCGAAATATTTTTTAGATAATGGTCTGAATATATTGTGAATTAAAGGTAATCCTTCTTTAATGTGATGTTTCAATCCTTCAGACAATATAGGTAAATTTTTAATTTCCTTTAATATCAATTTAGGACCATTACATCCACAATCTTCATTTAAGTCAGCTCCAATATCGTTCACATCTTGGTATGCGTATTTGTTTGAAGGTTCAATTGTAGCTAAAATTACTTGTGGATTTATTCCTTTTGCTCTAGCAACCATTAAACGAGTATTACCACCTACTAAATAATATTTGTTTGGAGAATATTGCAGAATTAACGCAGGGGGTGTTTTTTCGGCAGACAATATGCTTTGAATATCTTTACCGTAATAGCGCGCCAATTCTATCGCTTCTTCTTCAGAACTTATATCGTATGAGTCAGTATTTTCTAAACGACTCCACATTTCATCAGTTAGTATAACTTCATCACCATTAACAAATGAATTATATACTACATCATATGGTAGACCTAAATCTTCGGCTGTACGTTCTATTTCCTCATTTTCAGCTTTTATGATTGGTTCCCATCCTAATGGATTAATTGCTTCTAAACGTACTTTAGCTTTATCTGTATTTGGAACAACACGATCACCTTTACGATCAGCAGCTGCTTTCTTACGAGAAGTAGCAGCACGTTCAGCTTTAGTTAATGAATTTGCTTTAGCACGAGGTAAACAACGAGTTGTTGCTTGTCCTTTTTTCATTGTGCCACAAGGACCAGTTATATTACCTGCTGTATCAATACGAACCCAATCTTCTTTTTGAAACCAATCACGAAGTGATTCGTTCATATCATATTTTTCAGTATTATCATGTCCACATTTATGACAAACAAATGGTTCTTCACCACCACCTTCTAAACTCCATTCCCATCCACAGTTTTCACATTCAACTGTTTCTTCATCTCCCTCCATTAATCCTTTACATACTTTAACAGCACGACCAGATAAATAAGCAGATGGTACTTCGCCAGCTGCTATACGACGATTATAATAAGCTTTACCCTTAGGGCAAAGCTTCTTTTCCGTTATAACACTTTCAACTATAGATTTTATTTTATTCTGATCCATTTTCTTCTTGTTTTGGTAAGAACCAGTTAGAACACCATTTAGAAGGATCTTTTATCTGATTTCCATCATTGTCAACTAATTCAGCAGTACCCATATGCTCTTGATAATTTGTGCTTGAACACATATGTTTGTCGTCTTGTTTGTAGTAGAATTTACATACGTGACATCCAAATCCTACAGGCGAGTACATATAAGGAGGCGATACCTCAGATACTTCACTTAATATATTGATTAATTTAATCATTATTTTCCGTTACGTTTGATCTTATAATATATTTGCACCCCTAACCACCCAATAGATAGTATATAAAAAATACCAGTAAGTACAGGATTTAACATAGAAAAGAAGCTATTGAATAATGCGATGCAAGTTGTTGCTACTCCCATAGCATTTAGCTCATCTGATTGGTGCATTTTATTTAGAAGTGTTAAAAATGTTATGACCATAAATATTACGAATTTAATTTGGCCCGTGATTCTTCTACGTCTTTCATTACTTGTTCGCGTATTTTTTGTTTATCTAGTGCTTTAACATGCCAATCTTCAATATCTCCTTGTTCAGTTACAAATCCATCATTTGAATCGAATGAATCTAGAAATGAATCAAATCCATTTACGAATTCATCTAATGCAAAATTAGCATTAGCTTTAACGATTTTATCTTCGTATTCCTGATATTTGC